GCTAGTGAAAATTTTTCTGGATCATGCAACGTTGCATCATCTACTTCTACACTATCACCATCTAAAGTTACAAAATAAATAGGTGGGTCAGAATCATACTTTCTTATTTCTGTTATTTCTGGCGTAGGCCCATCATCGCCCACTCCAAACTCTCTCATAGAACATTTTTTAGCCTCACAAAAACTATGTATTGGTTCATCTTTACATTTATATTTATATTCTTTGCCGTCTAATGATTCAATTAAAGTATTTATTTCACTCACATCTAAAGGTGGTTCCATAAATTTCTTATTGTACGTAAACATATGACTTTGCCATTCATCTTTTTCAGAATATCTTTTCTTTAAATATACACCCACGTTATACATACAATTATTTCTTTGACCATTTGCAATTTTTAAATTTTTTAAATCTTCTAAAGATAATGCTTTTTCTTTATATACATTAAAGAAATCTTGTATTTTTAAAGCTTCACCATTTTCATCATAGGCAAATCTCATAGTTCGATCATCACCATGATAAGGTAGGTTTAAAAAACTTCCTGTATCTCCTCTATCTACTCTTATATAATCTTGTTTTGGAAATATTTCTGCTTTTGCAAAGCCCAATGCTGAAGCTATTAATTTAAGTTTAGTTCTCATTATAGTCGCTGGAACAAATTCATTTGTAAATAAACACGCATGTCCTCCTCCAGATTTAGATCTAAAGAGAATCATTGGAATATTTTTTGATTTTAATTTATTTAAGAATTTTTTATGATCAAAAGGATACGTATCTATATCTATGCATCCCCATTTACATTTATTTTCTTTATTAATTGGAACAATTCCCAAACCAGGATCAGTTCCTTTTAAATGATCTTCCCAAAGTTTAATAAGTGGCTTCTTATTTACTGTATAGGATTTAGTTTTGTGTTTTCCTCTTTCGTCAAACTGATCCGTTTTTACGGTCTGACCATAAGCGGAATCTAGTCCTTCAAATATATCTTTAAAAATTTTTACTTTTTCTGTCATATTGCTCTCTAGCATAGGCGGCCTCCGTCTCCGTCGACCGCCTACTATTCACACTATTTGCTAGCTAAACTAGTGTAAAACTTTTTAGCTCGCTCATATAAAGCTGGTTCTTCTACAGGACCAACCTTAGTGACGTTGTAACCATACCATTGATTACCTTTGCCAGAATTTAAAACAGATGTTAATCTATATTTATGACTGAATGATGGCGGTGTATAGGGGCCATTTTTTCCATCAAGAGTAATGGACATCATCATTGAGTTCCATTTTCTGCTTACTTTACCTTGAGATGAACTCATAGATATTAAAGCATTTTCTGTGGAATTACCGTC